ATTATCTGTAAAAAATAATTATAAATTGAAAAATGAAAAGATTGTATTATGGATATCACAGCGATGTCTTCGGATATCATATTTAATTGGAATAAGCAAGGCCGCCCATACCGGACAATATTCTGAGAACATTATAATTGACCGCGAAGATGTGGATAGTGCCGGCAATTCTTGATGATAGAGATAGGACAGCGGTATCAATACGGGACATATTGAGGGTGCCACTTGGTTGATGTTCTTCGGGTTTTAGGGCGAACGAATAAACGTTGATGCCCTTGTGGTACATATCAGGGGTATTCTCGTGGTGTTGATAGGGTTGGACTAACGAGAAATATTCGCCTTGTCTGGTGGCGAAGCGATCATTGCCGTTAAGCATTATTTTTGCCTGCATTACAGGGTTTTTAGACATGACATAGTTATTGAAAGTGTTTGTTCCGGTAGTAATATCAGCATTTGCAGTTGAAAAGTTATTCCAATATACTTTGTTTGCATCAGTTGAACTTCTGATAGCCCATACAAGTTCTTTGCAGGGATGATTGAAGTTCATACGTAAGCTCTTCATAGCATCGGGATTTGAACCAGAAGAAGTTATAGTGTCGGTGCCTGTGAATTGTAGCTGTTCTATTAAATATTCGTGAGATAATTGAGCGAATCTTCTGCGTTCATCGGTATCTAAGAATATGTAATCAACCCATAAAGTGGGATCGTCAAGAGTAATGGCTGTAGAAAAACCGCTGTTTGTGACACCTGTGACTGCTATATCATTCTCTATACAATAATTTGTAGCACTGGTATCGCAAAGATTTGTGCCAGATTCATATTCTATGTTAATTTTAACTTCGTGATATTGAAGGGCGATTAAAGGAAGTGCCAAGCCTACATTACGGCAGAACCAGAACTCTAAGGGAACATATAATTCATATGATTTAGCCCCCGACAATTTAGTACAGCAGTTCTCTACGTTGGCACCAATCATTTTATAGTAGCCTTCGCGCTTGCCATAAGGTAGTGAAAGTTCATTCCATATGTAAAGCCATTCCGAATAATGTTTATCTATGCGTTGTCCGCCAATTTCTAATTCTACGGTTTTCAATAACCTTTGGCCAACGTTTGGAACTAAAGCAATATTGTCTGAAGTGCTAGTATTTCTTAATTTTCCGTAGAAATACACTCTGTGTATTAAATCACCGTTGCGAGTAATTTGATAGGTGGCGCGAGAGCCTAGTGAATTACTTCCCGAAGCGGTTTGTTGGATAGCTTCAATAGCGAAGTTAGTATGACGACGATAAACTACTTTGAAAAAGGTAATTTGAGGATTACCGGTTAAATAAACATCCTGAGCACCATAAGCTACTAATTGAAGAAGACCACCACCCATTTACGCTATATTCTTTATACTATTAGAGGAGAAAAAAAAAAGAAACTTTATAGCAATTTAACAACATATATAAATAAATATATAATATAATTTAATTGGAATAAGCAAGGCCGCCCATACCAGACAATATACGAAGTACATTATAATTTACCGCATAGACGTGAAGATTCTTTGAAATGCTGCCATCATTAGCAACTGTGTAGCTAGAACCAGTTTTATCAATCTCTAAATTGAGAACGGCGGTATCAATACGAGACATATTGAGAGTGCCACTGGGCTGGTGCTCTTCCGGTTTTAGGGCAAATGAATACACGTTGATGCCGGGGTTGGAGGGGATATTTTCGTGATGTTGGTAGGGTTGTATTAAATTGAAATATGAACCGGGTCTTGCAGAAAAGCGATCATTGCCGTTTAATACAAGTTTGGCAGATTTTATAGGATTAGCTGAAGTAATTGCGCTTGTAGGAGTATATAATACCGAAGAAGCTTGACCGTAGGTATTAACTGCACTTGAATAATTAACCCAGTTATTATTAATTACGTGCTTATCGGCAACAGTAGAGGTGTGATCGGAAGAGCAGAACCAGACTAACTCTTTGCAAGGGTGATTGAAAGATAATTTAGGTTTAATGGCTGCAGCAGCAGATACACTTTCAGTACCGGTGAATTGTAGCTGTTCTATTAAATATTCGTGGGATAATTGAGCGAATCTTCGGCGTTCATCGGTATCTAAGAAGATGTAATCAACCCATAATGAAACAGACGATAGGGGGTTGACATCAGTAGAGGCACCTCTGCAATTCTCTTTCGTTTCAAAGAGGATGTTAATTTTAACTTCGTGATATTGTAGAGCGATTAAAGGAAGGGCTAAACCTACGTTGCGACAGAACCAAAACTCTAAGGGGATATATAGATTAGCACCAGCAGTAGAAGTTCCTATTGTCGTGAGCATATCATTAGCACCTACCATCTTTTTATAGGCATCTTTCTTTGATATGGGAAGCGAGAGTTCATTCCATACATACATCCAGTGAGAATAATGCTTGTCTATCTTTTGACCACCGATTTCAATTTCTACATAGTTTATTAAACGGAGACCGAAATAAGGACATACGCTAGCATTAGTGCCCGAATAATAATTAACAACAGATAAATACATACGGTGTATTAAATCGCCATTACGAGATATTTGGCAGGTTACACGATTGCCAAAGTTGGGAGTTCCGTTAAAAGTTTGTTGGATAGCTTCAATAGCAAAGTTAGTATGACGACGATAAACTACTTTGAAAAAGGTAATTTGCGGATTACCGGTTAAATAAACATCCTGAGCACCATAAGCTACTAATTGAAGAAGACCACCACCCATTTACGCTATATTCTTTATACTATTAGAGGAGAAAAAAAAAAGGAAATTATATAACACGACTCTTTTATATTTTTATTATAGATGATATCTTTATTATATTTTTAATTGGAATAAGCAAGGCCGCCCATACCTGATAATATACGAAGGACGTTGTAATTGACTGCGTATATATTGATGCCTTGGTATGATTTATTAGTTGGAGCTGGTTTAGCATTAACCATCAAAGTTGCAGTGTCAATACGAGACATATTGAGGGTGCCGCTAGGTTGGTGCTCTTCGGGTTTTAGGGCAAATGAATACACATTTATAGAATTGTGTACGGGAACGTTGGTGTGATGCTGGAAGGGTTGAACATAATTGAAATAATCGCCTTCTCTTACCGCAAAACGGTCGTTGCCGTTTAATTGGAGGATGGCATTAATAAAAGGGTTGCTATTTGTCGCAGGTTTGACATCGGATATAACTAAATAGTTTGATGTACGCTGTCCTCCTTGTGCTGCAGATTTATCATAAGCTAACTCAAGTGCTTTCTCGTCGTCTGCCACGTCCAAGTTTGTGTAATCATACCATCTGGTTTTATTAAGATTCGTGGAAGAAGGGGCTACTTTTGCGACCCATATGAGTTCTTTGCAAGGGTGATTGAAGTTAAGCTTGATTCGGTTGGTGCCATCAACTAGGGGTTCGGTGCCAGTGAATTGTAGCTGTTCTATTAAATATTCGTGGGATAATTGAGCGAATCTTCGGCGTTCATCGGTATCTAAGAAGATGTAATCAGCCCATAAAGAGATATTTTTAATATCTTCAAAATCGGTTAATGAGCCTGCGGGAATGGATATGCAGTTGGCCTTAGTTTCAAAATCTATTTTTACTTTGACTTCGTGATATTGAAGAGCGATTAAAGGAAGCGCGAGACCTACATTGCGGCAAAACCAGAACTCAAATGGGATATATAGAGTTGTGACAGAGGAATCAGGAATTTCATCTATGTTGTTTAAGCCATTTAATATATCTTTGTCGGCACCGACCATAGTATCATATGCATAGCGTTTGCCGATAGGTAGAGATAATTCGTTCCAGATGTAAAGCCAATCGGAATAATGCTTATCTATTTGTTGGCCACCAATTTCAATAACAACGGATTTTATTAAGCGTAACCCGAGATAATTTTGGTATGTGCTGGTAGTTTTGGTATCAAGATCTTTCTTTTTAGGGACATCAACCTGTAAATACATACGGTTTATTAAATCGCCGTTGCGTGATATTTGGCAGGTTACAGTATTACCGTATCCGGCATTACCGTTGAAAGTTTGTTGGATAGCTTCAATAGCAAAGTTAGTATGACGACGATAAACTACTTTGAAAAAGGTAATTTGCGGATTACCAGTTAAATAAACATCCTGAGCACCATAAGCTACTAATTGAAGAAGACCACCACCCATTTACGCTATATTCTTTATACTATTAGAGGAGAAAAAAATATAGATTATATGACACAAAAATTATTTTTATTATATAAACCTTAATATTTATAATTCAAATATAATGATGTTTAAAGAGAAGTCATCTAAAAAAAAAATAACAACAGATATAAATGAAACTGTTACTTTGGACGCGATGCATAATAATATGATAAAGGATTTTGAGAAGAGCGATAAGGAAAAGATATACTATCTTGAAAAACTGAGTTATTGCGAAGAAAAGAAAATGGAGATATTAAAAAGTATAAATAATACGGCAGATAAAGAACTTAATAGTCGGCTTTGGTTCAGTAATACAGAGTTGAACGAGCAGATAATAGATATTAAAAGTAAATTGAATGAACTCAATAATTTAGATGAAATAGAGTATTACAAGAATACGAGCGATATATTATTTCAATATTACGATACCGTAAATAAGCAATCAGATATTAATCAAAATATAAATTTTGTAAAAGAGTCCTTTAATAAACCAAAGATATACAAGAAGGAATCCAAAAAAAAGCGAAATATGAGCATAAATACTAACACGATTAATGTATTAGAAGCTCTTAATAACATAGATAATAAGAAGCTTGTAAAAGAAAATAAATGTGCTGATAGCGATAAAACGGAGGCCAATAAAATTAAGGGGGAAATTAATGAGAATGATAATAGCAAGGTATATGACAAGAGTACCTTGGTAGATAAATACATGGCTATAATAAACAATAGATATGTTAGAACAGTTGAGGACGAAAACATAGAGATATGTAAGGTTTGTAAAAATAGTATGACTTGCCTCCAACACGATGCAATAATTGTATGTAGTATCTGTGGATATCAGGAGCTTCTCTTAGTAGAGCAAAATAGACCGATATTAAAGCAGAATACGAAGGATACATCGCATTTTTGTTATAAGAGGATTAATCATTTTAGGGAGTGGTGCAATCAGGTTCAGGGAAAAGAGAGTACGGATATACCTGACGAAATATTTGAAAAGATTTTAACGGAAATTAAGAAAGAGAAAATAACTGACTTGAAAAAAATAACCTATTTAAAAATGAGGGATATTCTTAAAAGATTGAGAATAAACAAGTATTACGAGCATATCAATTATATTATAAACAGAATTAACGGAATACCTACGCCGCAATTCAGTCCTGAATTAGAGGATAAGCTATGTAATATGTTTAGAAGCATCCAGGCGCCTTTTTTGAAACATTGTCCGAAAGATAGAAAGAATTTTTTGTCATATAGTTATGTTCTCTATAAGTTCTTTCAGATACTCGGGCTAAACGAATACCTCAAATATTTTCCATTATTGAAAAGCAGAGAAAAGCTCTATGTTCAGGATCAGATATGGAAAAAGATATGTGTGGATTTAAACTACGAAATAATACCATCGTTATAAACTGCTTACCACGACTGCTGGAATATATTTAAAATCAGCAAATATTCCAGAAGACAAGCAGACAAGCAGACAAGTAGACAAGTAGACTACGATAGTCCTACGATTATTATAATAAATATAGAGATATTATCATAGCAGTCCTTGAGAAGCTGGAATATTCTTATTTTTTCATTTTACACCTTTTTCATATAAATCCCAGTTTAGAACACCATTAACCGTAATAGCAAATACACCAGTATATTTTTTGAATACTTCTTGTGATTGTGTTTTTATTACACAACGCTTTCCTTTATTACTATAACAACGATTTCGTTTTTTGTAATGATTTTATACTTGTTTCATCAATACAAATAATATCTTCTATTTTGTATTTTTTTCACTTCATCATAAAACTCTTTTATTTTTGAATTAATATTTATATCTTTACCAAATCTCTTTACTGGTTCAAGTCGTATTCTTGTAAGTTTCAAAGTAATATTATTATCATTAATTACTCTAAAAATCTGCGTTGTAGATAAATTAGCATCTTTGTATTTGTCTTTGATTTTTTAACTAAATAATATTGAACTGCTGTTAATTTATAATCATTACTTTTATGAGTAGGCATATATATTATTGAATTATTTTTTCATAAAATTGATTAATAAAAAAAAATTGATATGAAATACATAAATAAATAAGTATTATATTATTACATACAATATGAGTGCTCTTTTACAAACCACGAGTGAAATTGATATTGATAAACAACATATAATAACATTATTTAATACCTGCGTTAAAGGTATTGAAATATGTTTAGAAGGACAAAATATAAACCATTGTGGAAAAGAGGGACATTGGTTAGAAACAAAAATGGGTATAAAGCATAACGCAAAAAATGAACCTGACATTAATGGTTATGAAATGAAAAAATCTTCAAGTAAAACCACACTTGGTGATTTTAGTGCAAGCGAATATGCGTTTTCAGGAAAAAATAAAAGAAACAGCATTAATACTCTCAACAATTGGACTGATGAAATAAAATTAAGCAGGAGCGATTTTATTAAGACATTTGGAAATCCAAATCCAAGTAAGAAAAACAGATATTCGTGGTCTGGAAGTTGTGTTCCAACTTACAATAATTGGAACTCTAACGGACAGATATTAACAATAAATGAAAATAATGATATAATCATTTATTATTCATTTTCAAATGATACAAGAAGTGTAAAAATAGATTTTCCATTATTCTTACAAAACAATAATATTGTAATTGCTTTATGGAAATCATCAAAAATGAAACAACATATTGACAACAAATTTGATAAAAAGGGGTTCTTTATATGTAAAAAAATAGGAAATACATATGAAAAGATTTGTTTTGGTAAAGCATTTAACTTTGAGTATTTTATTGAATGTATCAAAAATAAAAAAGTTATATTTGATAGTGGAATGTATGATGGAAATAGTCGTAATTATTCTCAATTTAGAGGTTCATTTTTTTGGAATGAATTAATCACCGAAGAGTATTAATTATATATTTACCAAGATAATAGGCAAACTTACAAGCAACCGCATTACCTATTTGCATAATAATATCTTTATTTGAACCATCTATAATGTAATTATCAGGGAAACTTTGTATTCTTTTTAGTTCTGTAATTGTCAATCTTCTAATTTCTTTTTCGTTATATTTAACCAACGCATCATAACCATCTTTCCAATATCTCGCAGGAATTGTATATGATGGTTTGTCAAAGTCTAGCATTTGTGCCCCAAACCCAAACCCTTTTTCTTTATTTACACTTTTTTTATTTTCTATTCCTGCTAATGCTTTTTCACTCAAATAGTATTTTTTATCAACCTCTTCTTTTGGAATTAATATGTTTTTAACTGGTATTCTATCTTGGACTGATTTTATAATGGGTTCTGGTTCTTTTGGTAAAATATTTAGGTCTTTTCTAATCCCTATAATTATAGTGCGTCTTCTATTTTGTGGAACTTCAAAATCACTTGCGTATAATTTATTAATTATGCAATTATAATTTCTATTTAATTGTTCCATTATAATGTCAATAATATTTTCACAATTTGCTGTTTTTTTTGAAAGCATCCCTATTACATTTTCCATAATAAATGCTTTGGGTTTGAAATAATCAAGATATTTAACATATTCCATAAATAGAGAATTTCTTGGATCATTTTTATCCCTTTTTCCAGCAATACTAAAACTTTGACACGGTGGTCCTCCAACCAAAATATCTATATTTTTATTTTCTTTATTGTATAATTCATTAAACTTTTCAGGGGGCAACTGCGTTAAGTCAGCGCAATATGCCTTATGATGATAATTTTTATTATAACTTTCAACCGCTTTGTCCCAAATATCTATTCCAGCAATTATATTCAATCCAGCATCAGATAAACCTTTTGACATACCACCGCAACCACAAAATAGGTCAATTACATTTAATGTTTTTGTATCAACCTCTATAATTTGCGTATTTTGTGGTGCTATTTCTTCATTTGATAAAATTATTTTAGGTTCTCCAACAACTTTGTTTTTGCCGTTAATTAGTTCTATTAATTGTGATTTATTTTTTGAACTGCACTTTGTAATACCCAATTCTTTACACTTTTCCAATAACTCTAATTTACTCATTTTTGATATATCCATTTGTTCGGTGATGTTAATTGTAATATTGTTTTGTGTATTATTTGAAATCAATTTTTTGTTTAATTCAATCAATTTTTCTTCAACTGCTTTGTCTATTAATTCTTTTATCTTATCAGTTTGTATTTCGCAAGGGTTTTTACGAGTTAAGTGTTTATCGTAGTGTGATTTTTGAGAAAAGGTCTTATAACATTTTTCGCAACTATATTTACCCATTTTAGTTATATAGTATATTAATATTTTATTTTTATATTGTTAACTAAATAATATCCCGGACATAAATGTATATTATTTAATAATTAAAAATAGGCGTTTGAAATGTAAAAAGGTGTAAAATTTTATAGAAATCTGGTTGTTTTAGCTTTCTCTTTTTAGATATTAAAGAAGTCGTTTGAATAGCCTACCAAAAAATCGTTGATACATTTTATATTTATTTGATATCTTTCATATGTGTAAAAATTGATTGAGTGCTATCTAATAATCTCAGCTATATTAGTGCTAACTATGAACTATTTGACGAGATATATTATATCATATGAGGATAGCTTTATAGTTTTACAGACTATGATTCTATCAGTCATATTGTTGAGAGAATTTGGCGAGATATTGTTTTATATTCCTAATGATATTAATTATGATATGAATTGTATTGAATTGCATTTGCATAAATAATAAAAATAATTAGAGGGAGGAAGAGGGAGGAAGAGGGAAGAAGAGGGAGGAAGAGGGAGGAAGAGGGAGGCTATTATAATAACATAAAGGCATTGGATTTTTGTAATCCTATGTTGCCTGCGGTTTGAGTAGCAATAGTAAATCGGTTTGCCAATAGTTCTAATATGTATATTGTCAGAGCTATTAGTATCGTGAGAGTAAATAGTTTAGCAACATTGAACTTATTGTCCTGTATTAGCAATGCTACAAAAGCTATTATTAACGCCTGAATAATTAATTTTAGAACCTTGTATAATAGTATGTTGAAATCATCGTATTTTTTAATTGACATTTATTATTATGAAACATTTTATTTGTAATTATGAAAAATATATATAAGATTATAAATATATATTTATATTATAAGATAGAAGCAGTAGTATAAAATGGCAGCAGTAGAAAACAGCGCGATGGTATCAACAAAAGAGGTAGATTATTTGGACGAGGATAAGCCTATCCGTGGCCAAAACTTTGTGCTACTGTCTTTTTTGAGCCCAGAAGATGTTATTGTCAATAAGGAAGCGTACATTTTTACCAAGTTTATTGAGAAGTTTTCCGACGATATGAAGAAGCTCCTTGAAGGCATCAAGGAAAAGAATCCCGAGCAAAAGGATATGGTTGACACGATTGCTGACAATCACTCATATATCTTTGAGCCCAAGGAAATGAACGAACAGCTCACGTTTTATAAATCAGTTAATAACGACACGCTTGAAGCTGCTTATCATAAAGACAATAACTTTATTACTTCTATGCGTGGCATCAAAGTTCGTGGTACCTTTGATACTATTGAAGAGGCAAAAGTCCGCAGCGAGTTTTTGAAGAAGATAGATAACAAGTTCAATATCTATATCGCGCAAGTAGGCTGTTGGTGCCCTTGGTCTCCCAACCCGGAGTCTCTAGAGAATCAAGAATACTCTGAGACGCAGCTCAACACTTTGATGAAAGAGTATAAGAAGAATATGGACAATCGCGATATTGTCTTTGAAAACAGGAAACAAACGCTTGCTTCAAATGCTGCGCCCGTAGAGTCCGCTGGCGCCGCGGGCGATAATGTAGAAGCGAGCAATGAAAACGAAGATGGAAATATCGTCAGATTGGACGAGATTAAAGAAGAAATTGAAAAGACTGATGTTTGGACTGAAAGAAATGTTGAAAAATAATCTATATTATATTATTAAGAATGAAAGCGATTGCTATATTTTTACTTTTTATAGGAGCTATACTAATAGTCCAAGGCTACTATGATAAAAAGCTTACTTGTGGTAAGGAAAAAATAATAGTCAAATATATACCTAGAAGTACCTATGAAGAACAAATGAAACCCGAAGAAAGCCTTCAAACATTTTACAGGGGAATGTTTGAAGATATTATATTGCCTTAATTATTTTTATCCTCAATATTATTAAATGGATATATTAAGAAATATTGAAAAAAAAATATTAAATATTGCCAATAATAATACTAATAACGCGAGCGAAATTAATAATTTGAAAAAGGATATTAAACTATATTTGGATATTTTTGATAAACGCGAGGAAATAAAAAGAGAGAAGAAGGGCATCTACGATGAACTATATGATAACAAAAGGAAGGCTTATCGCATCAGCTATGAAAACTATCTATCTGATAAAAAGGAATTAATGAAAGATATTGTTAAAGAAAAGACTAAGGGTGCAATTCGCAAATACTTAGAATGTAAATACGATGATGAAGAGGCTGTCGCCAATATCCCAGATATTTACACATACGAAAATATCAGACTGCCAAATAATCGCGAAGATTTTGATATGCCATATGTTCAACAGGTTCCCGTAAATAACAAAAAAGACCATATGATACCTATTGAGCCGGTCAAGCCTACCAAGCCTCTCGTAGCAAAACCTGAAGAAAAAGAATGTCCAGAAGGTAAAGAAATAAATCCAGTAACAAAAAGATGTGTTAATGTGTGTAAGGATGGACAAGTAAGAAACCCCAAAACAGGTAAATGCATAGCATCTGCCAAAAAGACCAATACAGAACCCAAGAAGGAGGAGCCTAAAGCTGTAGAGCCTAAGGGAGCGAAGGAGAAGGAATGTCCGGAGGGTAAAGAAATAAATCCGGTAACAAAGAGATGTGTTAATGTGTGTAAGGACGGCCAAGTAAGAAATCCTGAGACAGGGAAATGTGTAGGTGCTAAGAAGAAATAGTGTATAATGCGTCGCCCCATCCCTTGTCTGTCATTATTGTTATAACTCTTGTAAAATTATAGTCTCTCAAAAAATCATCTATATCTTTTACACTCGGACAATTTTTATACAATTCTATTTCGTGTATTTTTATATATATGGCTTTTGCGTATTTCAAATAATTTGTAGCGCCCCGTAATGCCATTAGTTCGGCTCCTTGAATAGTTATATTCAAAAAGTTATATTCGTCAGCTTTAATACCTTGAATATCAAAAAAAGTATCTATAGTTATACTTTTAGATTTTGTACTATTAACATATGATATGTCTGGATAAACTTCAGTATGTCTAGACATATCTAAAATACTTGATGAAGCCGTATCATTCGCTTTGTACAATATAACCTCGCTATAATCTTTATCAGTTATTATATAGTTATGGACGGATATATTATTATTCTTAGCAACTGCTACCATATCATCATTTCCCTCTATCCATATTATATCATCCTTTGCGAAGCCCATTGTAATATATATAGGCAATTCTTCGCATTTATGGGCGCCTATATGAATGCATTTGTTTATTTTTATATTATTAGTATTCAATAATTCTAATAAATAGCTCGGATTTAACAACATTATACTATAGAAAATATAAAATTATCGCGTAATTATATTCAATATCTAAATATAATATAATATTAGGTTATTAAACTTAGTATATTAATGAGTACTAATAATGAACATAATGATATAAATGATCCTGTGGTACAAGATGTTTTAAATGAATTCAGAGACGAATTATTAATATCTAAAAATAATAAAGATATGGGCTTAAATACTCCACCTCTTATAATACAAGATATGTCCGGCAGCAATCAATCTAACTCAACTCATCCCTCGTATCCTCCGCCGCATTCGCCGCCCCAACAGCCTTCTTATCATCAACAGCCTTCTTATCATCAACAGCCTCCTTATCCTTCTTCGCATCCTCAACAGCCTCCTTATCCTCCTTCGCATCAGCAACATACTCCTTATTCGCCATACACTCAAATGAATAAAAATGATTATATGCTATATATGGATATTGAATTGATTAAGAAGAATCTCATAATAGTTATTATAGTATTCCTGATATATTTTAGCGGAATAATTAATAACATTTATGATAGGATACCAGAATATTTACAAGAAAATATCCTGTCCCTTGATGTCTATATCAAAACCGTATTGCTATTTATTATATTGTATGTAATATCTTATGCCGGATATGTATGATATTTTTAATATTTATATGAATAATTTACATCTTGTGGGACAGCTACAGTAGCTGTCTTTGTAGGAAGAGTAAAATATTTATATACAAAGAATACTCCTACTAAGAAAGTTAAAAATATAGAGAATATAGTAGTTCCAAACATTATAGTATAACTGGATGAATCATATATATCTTTATTCATTACAACGATAGATATTATCATAACATTATATAAAATAATTATAAGCGAATAGATTGCTATAAATAGATTTAAATTACTATAATATCCCCACGCTAATGCTACAACAATAATTATACTTGCGACAGAATAACCAAATATTATAAATACTTCCTTTACAATATCATCATTTTCCGCTTGTGAAACAAAAGCCTCTTTCATTTTTATATATCTAATAATTATTAAGATTATTTATTGCGAGTATTACGAGTATTGTGAGTATTGCGAGTATTACGAGTATTGTGAGTATTGCGAGTATTACGAATTATTGCAGTTTTTATAAAAGTTTTTAACATCTGTATTAGTTCTAAAAGAGTTCTTATCAACATCTATGATTTTTATAGAGCTCAGTTTTTTTGCTCGCGATAATGCAGTATATGACTGTCCGCTAGTAAATATATTAGGCCCCAAATCTAATTCAAGGGCATCTATCGTCATACCCTGAGATTTATGAATAGAGAGCGCATAGCATATTCTAATAGGCATATGTATGATATAAGAGCTTTTTGACGAAACCTTATTATTGAATGTATCTGTAAAATATTTAATAGTATGAATATTACCGTTTATATCATTGATAATTACATAGTCGGCACCGAGATGTTTAATAACACCCCTCGTTCCATTTACAAGAGATTCCTCAACACTTATATTTCTGATAATAATAACTTGGGCGTTTAATGTAAGCTCAATTGCAAATTTTTCTCCCTCCTTTTCCTTATCACAGCTCGCAATAGCAGCATATGTCTTAGATATATTCCCCAGCGCTTTAAGCTTCTCTATCTCAATATTATTGATTTTATCAACATTAACATTTATAGGATACAATTTCGTAGGAATAATGCCATTATCAAACTCGGTATCTCGTAATTTATCTAAAACCTTTATGATATTATCAGTACATTTGCCTTTTCTAACAATTTTCAGAATCTTTTGAAATAGTTCGTCGTCATCCTGTCTTATTAACTTTTCAAGCAATACTATTCTTATATTTATTTTATTCCATATATCCGATAAGAAACAATATCTGCCTTTAACGGGCGCCAATTGACAAAAGTCGCCTACTAATATTAACTGAATATTACCAAAGCACGCTTCGCTGGATTTTATGATACTTAGAAGTTCAGATATTTTTTCAAATAATTCCTTATCAATCATAGATATCTCGTCAATAATAAGTGCATCAAGCTTTAATATATTCTCGTGCTTTTTCTTGTTTTTAAGAATATTGCCAAGTATTTCCTTGATACTCCCAGTTCCCAAACCGAGTCCTAAAAACGAATGTAATGTCTGGCCACCTATCATAACCGCTGCAGTCCCAGTAGATGCCGTAATAGCAAAGTTCTTATTTGCATTATTCAAATACTCTATGATATATTTAATAGTATAAGATTTCCCAGTTCCTGCTGAACCCGTCAATAAAATATTATGTCCTTCCATAACACTACTGACAGCATATATTTGCTCTTCGTTTAAAAGATTCATTATAAAAATAAGATAATATATATCTATATCATTTTTTATTATATCGCGCTCTATTAATAGCTCAAATGCATTAATCAATAAATAAGGGTTTTGTCATAAGGAATCAAGGATTTTTTTAATTCCCTTGTTCTTCTTATTGTAATTTGATATGAATATATTATTTTTATTTTGCAATCGTTTAATAATATCATTGTGATATCGCTCGTCAATTGTTGGCGAAAAGTTATAATACCACTTCTTTAATATCTCTATGTCTATTATTTTTTGCGGATTACAATTGTATTCCTTATACATATATAGAATGGCTCTTGATATAAAACCCCGCGAATCATTATTCGGTACAAACACCTTGTCCTTGTGATTTACATAATTATTACATTCTAATTCAACCCAATGTTTGCTCTTTATATCATAATCTTCGTGAAACTTATAATTGGATCTATTGCTATTTAGTGTATTGAGGGTCTTGATAATATTGTGCATATCATTAGATTGCTTGCCATCTAATAAACATTGTGGGTATATGTGTTCGGCTGATACAAATTGCCTGTTATAATTGCTTTTCGCCACACCTCGTGCAATATTTTTAGATATGCTAGAACAAGTTAATGTGTCGTCGGCGATTCCGTTGATAATACACTTTTTAAGGTATTTATTAGTATATATCATAGGCATTTTAGGGTCATTTAATATTGTATCTTTGATTATATTTGAGAATTGCATTTTGTGCTGCATATTTGTCCGCATTTTATTCTGTATTTTAGCAAAAGTACGCACATAACTCAATTGAAACAATAATAACAAGATTATTAATAGCATAACACAACCTTAATATTAAGAGAGATATTATCAATTTTTTTCTACATTCGGGTATAATATTTTAAAAAATATATACATATTTTCGTGGATACTATATGTGCCATCTGGCTTAAACATTTTGAGTAGCTTTTTAGATTCAAAATCCCCGTGTATCCAATAATGAACCATAATGGGTTTTGAAGGATATTTGCCGCTCCTAACGGCAGCCCAATCATTAGCTGCCGAGGGAATACCCCCAAGCTTCAAATCATTAATAGGAAATATCAGCTCCCTATCCTCTATTATGAAAACATCTCGTTCTCTCAAATCCTTATCGTAATTATTTATATTAGTTAAAATGTAATGTCCGCCAAATATATCAAACTTATTAAATAAATCATATCCATGTCTATTTATATATTCTGGGATATTGCGCAAAAGTTTGTGCAAGAATGCATTATTTTTGTTAGCAGCAAAGAATGCATTGCATATATATCTATCATTATTATATATCAATTTAGTTTGTTCGGCAGGCTCATAGCTTACATAAAAGGTATTCCTTGTCATATCAAGGAGTTCAGTGAAATCTCGCAAAACCAACACATCCAAGTCAATATATATGCCACCATAATGATATACTAAAATGATTCGCGCAATATCCCCGCGCTGTACGCCTGTTCGTGCTGAATTATATATTTTATAAAAATCGGGATAGTGTTCGTTTATCAATTTTAATATCATATTGTCCGTCCATAAGATAATTTCGTATCCTCGCGATTTCAATAATTTCGCGTTCTCCTCGCGTATATAATTAATTATTGGAGGAACAGGGTCATCGCTCCAAGTTTGATGTATCGTCTTAGGTATCATAGTATATACTAATAATATTAATAATAGCTTTATATCCATATCCTAAAAAGACATATTCATAATCGCATTATCTAAAATATAATCCCAGAAGATTATGAAATTTACTAGTTTAATATTTGAGAATTCAAATGATGGTATATAAATAGACATAAAATTGAAGTCGCCGAATATATTAAGAGACCACATAAACTTAAATATTATAGTATATAAATACATATTCTTGGTATCATCATAAGATTTATAATATATCAAAGTATCCTTATAAAAATACACAGGTAATATATGAAATATTATATTACATATTATATATTCCGCCTGTAATAGACGCTTATCAGAAATGCCCTTAATTAGTTTATTAAAAATGAATGGAGAATTATCTAATGTTTGAAATAATATCCTACTATCATATATTATAAATGTGTGAAATAATATAAATATATTTAAAGAATTATTAGCAATAAACTTGGATATCATCAGATTATTTATATTAAAATAATTAATCAATATATAATTCAAAAATATAATATAGATATTCCAATTCGTATATTGATTTATTTTTCTCCTCAATACATCAATCTTAATATTTTCTGTATATTTCCCGCTTATCATCATACATATAAATATGGTATATAAGAATAACTCAAATTGATTACTATTCTTATTATATACTACCAAATTATTCATCATTATAATATAGATATTATATATTTATCTTATATAATATTTACAATGGGGGAAACCGCCCCCAACGCGGGCTATTGTCAAGGTTATAAAAATACTTAGATTAACATAGCAGTTATAGAGACACTGGAATATCAATATTTTTTCATTTTAATTTTCAATTTTTAGAAATATTCAGTGTCTTTTTAATAGATCATAATGGTATTACAAATATCTCAATAGCCTCTCAATAGCCTCACAATAATTATTATAAATTTACTTAGATTAACATAGCAGTTATAGAGACACTGGAATATCTATATATTTTCATTTTTAAAATTGAGTACATCTCTTGATTTATTTTGTAATTTCTAAAAAACTTTTGAAATTTTTGAAAAAACAGAAAGATGTACTCAAATTTTAATTTTCAAATTTTAGAAAATTCTGGTTTCTTTTTTAAACATCATAATGGTAATATAAATATATTATAAATCTTTCAATAGCCTCTCAATAATTATTATAAATATACTAAGATTCTCTTAGCAATTCTTGAGACACTAGAATATTTAAATTATAATTTTCAATTTTTAGAAAAACCTGGTTTCTTTTTACATTTCAAATACCTATTATAAAGCTTTTGAAAATATAAAATGCTATTTTTATTCGGATAACCAATTGGATTACATAAAAATGAAATTTCATTTAGATTGTCTTAAAATTATGAATATTTATATATTTTCTATGTATTTCTCATCTAATAAAAAACATAGATTTTTACATCTCGCATAAATAATACTAATACTATCTAATTCATTATTTATACTATTAAATTTTTCAACACCTTCATCTGTAATAATGTATTGTACGCTATATGGTTAATCCATTAGTCCAATCTCAAATGTGTAGTTATCCATTTCAAAAGGATCAGTTAAACCTGCTTTTTCAGCCATCCTATAAGACCAATAAGCAAAAGCCGGTTTTATAATCCATTCTTTCGTGTTTAAATTTATAATTCCCGATGCATCAAAATCAAACAGTTTATAATTACCATCTAAACCTAAACCAGTATTATCAGGCTTCCAATCAAAATATATTATTCCTAAAGACTGTAAATGCTCTTTAGCTTTTTTCATATCTATTTGTAATTTTGTTTTATCATAATCCTCATTAACTCTAACCATTTCCATATCAATATATTTATCATTCGCATTATATATATCTACTATGTTTATATGTGAATTATTTTTAAGAATTTCAGCAATTTTGCGTTCTCTCGTAGCAACACATTCTTTTCTAAAAAAATCAAAGTTATAAGTATTATTATTTCGTTCTTTAAACTTTCCTAATTTTGTATAAATGGTTACCTTGTTTTTGTAAAAAAAAAGATATTCATATGTTGGTTTAAATATATTCATAAATTGTGTCATTAAATATATATATAATAAAAACCTTTTATATTATTATATATATTACGATGGAATTGGAGCAAAAAATATAGATATTCCAGTGTCTCTATAACTGCTAAGAATCTTCTAAGAATATTCTAAGAATCTTCTAAGAATTTTTATAATGGGGGAACCCGCCCCCTGCGCGGTCTATTGATGGGCTATTGAAAGGTTTATAATATATTTAGATTAACATAGCAGTTATAAGAGACACTGGAATATCTATATATTTTCATTTTTAAAATTGAGTACATCTCTTGATTTATTTTGTAATTTCTAAAAAACTTTTGAAATTTTAGAAAAAACAGAAAGATGTACTCAAATTTTAATTTTCAATTTTTAGAAATATTAAGTGTCTTTTTAATATATCATAATGGTATTACAAATATCTCAATAGCATCTCAATAGCCAGCGATAGCCTTTTCTATAACCTTGACAATAGCCCCCTCAATAGCCCCTCAATAGCCCCTCAATAGCCCCTCAATAGCCTCTCAATCGCCTCTCAATCATCCCTTCTATAAAACCGCGTTGGGGGCGGTCTCCCCCATAGGTCTCCCCATAGGTCTCCCCCATAGGTCTCCCCCATAGGTCTCCCCCATAGGTCTCCCCCATAGGTCTCCCCCAGGATTATTCTAAGGGTGATGAAGTTATTGTCATACCACAATATTCTACATTTTTTACTTTGAATTCTTGTTTAGTATATATTCCTATATTTATAGATTCTTCTAATATCCATTTGAAATTATCCCAAAATTCTTCAGTATGTCCTATGCTTTCTGTTGATAAATGGGCGAACTCGTGTAATACGACGAAAAGCATAGTATTTAAATCAACTAATTTATCATTACTTCTAAGACACAGAACAATCTGCTCGCCTTTGTTTATAGAATAGCTCGTATATCCAGGAGTATCAACGCCCTCTTTTAATCTGTCAGGCCTAAAGTTCTTCTTTAATAATCTAACGCGCTCATCGTTAAGAGAAAAGGATTTCTCTAAGTGTTCCATTAATACTACTAGCTTCTCTCGTATCTTCGCAATTAAATTGGCGGCTTCAAGAGAATCGTCTTTAATCTGTACTGTATATTCCTTCTCATCTATTTTGCTCCTGACTTTCATTAATCCAATATTAGAATAATAATTATAAATATAATATATCCCTATTATTGTTACAATTATTATAATTAACCCCTCTGTGTTTATTTCCATACTTCTATTACTTATAATAAATTAAAAATTGATTTCTATTATTTATATTTAAATAATTGCCATTATCTATTTAATATGGATAAACCAAGGAAAGACTACGAACCTCTTAACAAAAGCCCCGTAGAGTTTCAAATCACAGACATATATGTCCCCGAGAATGATAGAAATAAGGAGAAGGATTTTGACGAAACATATTCTATGATTTTATACGGCGTATGTGATAACGGTGCTACTATCTCAACCGTCGTGAATTGTTTCAAGCCTTTCTTTTACATTAAACCTCCTGAATCGTGGGAAAGCCTTAGCGATAAGGTGTTTGAGGCTAAGGTTTCAACATTCAAAGATAAGATATTGAATGGCAAATATATGGCGCAATTCAAGAATAATAAATACGAAAAGAAAATTATCCCGAACAATTTGTTATCGCATTTCTCTAACATATCTACGGTAGAAAAGAAGGATTTCTGGGGATTCACTAATAACAAGCTATTCCGCTTCATTAAAATATCTGTGAAATCCTTGAAACTATATAACAATCTTAAGTATTATTTGAAAACTCTTGAGAAAGAGGGATTCAAGGCGTACGAGAGCAATATTGACCCATTCCTTAAATATATTCATATTCAAAATATCAAACCTTGCGGTTGGGTAAGAATTGAGAAATATAAAGATGGCGATGATTCGTGCAGATGCAATTATAATATCAGCATAAATAGCAAGGATATTATTCCGCTTGATATCAATAAAATTGCACCTATTCTCATAACATCTTTTGATATTGAATGTTCCAGTAGCCACGGAGATTTTCCAGTCGCCATAAAGAATTATAGCAAGGTCGCGCAAGATTTGGCATTGGTCGCAAAAGCCGGATACGAATACACTAGTGATTTTATAATTAGCTGGTTAAAAAACATCTATATAAAGGATATTATAATTGATGAAGCAATTGACCTAAAAATAAATCGGGTATATGCTAAGAAGAAGCTTCACACCAATTATATTAATAGCATTCCCGAGCTTCTTGCAGATAGAATGGAAGATATAATATCAATTCTAGATAAAATATCGGCATCTGTTGCTAAATCTGCTGATGATGATGACGGCGATGGCGGTGGCGACAGCGGAGAGGCCGAAGAAGATAATGATGTAAATATGACGATAGCCCAATTGAATGAAGAAGAGACGAAGCTGGCAAAAATATTAGATATGCTATTGGTTCCTCTTGAAGGCGACAAAATTATTCAAATAGGAACCACTACGCATATATACGGTTCTGATAAGATTGTTTATAAAAATATCATTACATTGGATACTTGCGATTTAATTGAGGATTGCGATGTTATTGCGTGTAATACGGAAAAGGAATTGTTGATAAAATGGAAAGAGCTGATGAATGAGTTGAACTCGGATATTGTAGTAGGCTATAATATATTCGGTTTTGATATGCCCTATATATGGGATAGAGCTAAGGAGCTTGGGATATTGGAAGAATACAGTATAGGCTGGGGGAGATTGATAACCCGCAAAACATCTCTGGTTGAACAAAAATTATCTTCTTCGGCGATGGGAGATAATATCCTCAGATATATTGATATGGACGGTGTCGTATTAATTGATTTGCTCAAGGTTATGCAGAGAGAACAGAAATTGGATAGTTATAAATTGGATAATGTCGCCTCAATATTTCTCGGGGATAATAAGAATGATTTGAAGCCACAAGAAATATTCGCCAAATTTAAGGGCGATTCTAAGGACAGATGCGAGATAGCCAGGTATTGTATTCAAGATTGCTGTCTCGTCAATAGGCTAATTCATAAATTAAAAATTATGGAGAATAATATTGGGATGGGAAATGTATGCTTAGTTCCTCTCAATTTCCTATTCCGCAGAGGACAGGGAATAAAGATTTTCTCTCTAATCGCCAAGCAATGTATGGAAAAGAACTCGTTGATTCCCACGATTAAATCGTATGACAATGATGTTATAGATATGGAAGACGGCTATGAAGGCGCCGTTGTCTTAGACCCGAAAGAAGCGATATATTTAAATGACCCGATTGTAGTATTTGATTACGGCTCTCTATATCCTTCGTCTATGATTTCAAATAATCTGTCTCACGATTGCTATTTGATGGACGAGAAATATAGGGTTGCCGACCCTAACATAGAATACAAGAATATATATTATGATATATATGAAGGAAAGGGAGATAAGAAGAAAAAAGTAGGTGAAAAAGAATGTACCTTCGTACAATACAAGGACGGGCGCAAGGGAATCATAGCAGATATCTTGGATATGCTTTTGATTGAGCGCAAAAATACGAGGAAAAAAATAGAATATAAGACAATCAAGGATGGCAAAAATATATATACGGGATTTTGTACGGACAAAGGCGATATCTATAATATACTGAATATTGATACTGGAGAAAATTACAATATTCAAAAAGATACTGTCTTATCCTTTGAAGATACCTATAATAGCTTTGAGCAGGATGTATTAGATTCGCGACAGATTGCCTATAAAATCACGGCAAACTCGCTATACGGCCAAATTGGCGCCAGAACATCATCTATATATTTGAAAGAAATAGCAGCCTGCACTACGGCGACCGGGAGAGAAATGATTATGTTGGCTAAAAAATTCGTTGAGGATAATTATGGTGCTGATGTTATTTATGGAGATACTGATTCTATCTTTTGCAAGTTTCCTTTGAAGGATGAGGAGGGTAATATAGTATTGGGAAAGGACGCGTTGCCTTATGCGATTAAGATGGGAAAAATAGTAGAAAAGGAGATTGCAAAAATAATGCCTAAGCCGCAGAAATTGAATTATGAAAAATCGCTGTATCCGTTTATATTGCTAAGTAAAAAGCGATATGTCGGGAACCTGTATGAAACGGATGTTAATAGCTATAAACAGAAATCTATGGGTATTGTATTGAAAAGGCGAGATAATGCGCATATTGTCAAGAAAGTATATGGAGGCGTTATTGATATCATATTGAAAAAACAGGATTTGGCTGCTTCTATAGAGTTTCTAAATGAAGAACTCAAGGATCTCGTAGAGGGCAAAACATCAATTCAGGAACTCGTTATTACTAAGAGCATCAAAGCATCTTACAAAGACCCTTCAAAAATAGCTCATAAGGTTTTGGCAGATAGAATAGGTGCGCGAGACCCAGGAAATCGTCCGTGTGTCAATGAACGCATCCCATTTGTATATATAAAAACTAATAATCCTAATTCTCTCCAGGGAGACAGGATAGAAAACCCAGAATATATCGTGGAGAATAATTTGACTCCCGACTATCTCCACTATATTACAAATCAAATTATGAAACCAATTCTGCAATTATATGCCCTATGTATTGAACTGTTGCCAGGATATGATAAGGATGAAGAGTATTGGCAGAAAGTTGATAATGATTTACAAACTAAACCTATGTATCAGGATATGATGCGCCGAAAAAACAGATTAGATAATCTGAAATTATTGGCTGTCAAAGAGCTATTATTTGACAAATACATCAATGTATTGAGCGAGCCGAAAGAACCTAAAATTAGAAAATCAGCAAAATCTCGCTCAACTAAGACAGCAGTATCTGGCGAACCTGAGGCCATCGCCGTTGGGAACGAGATTATTAAGACAGAGAAGGAGAAATTGAAAAAAACTGATAAAAATATTGAGACGGGAACATTGAAGGTAGATATTAAAATTACTAAAAATGCCAAGACAGGTGTTATAGGGTCTTCTGCATATATTAGCGATGGGACGAGCAAAATATGGCAATATGAAAAAGATAATTGTAGGGATAAGAATAGGGAAGCAATTTATATTATAAATAAGGTAATTAATTATGATAAAAATTATAAATATATTATTACACTGAATAATAAGAAGTTTATTATAGAATATTATACAGCTCTCGTGTATTATAAGGAAAATGAGGCATCTATGGAAACTAATATATTGAGTGATATATTCAATAGCCAAAACATAGGGGAGCTGAAAATTATTAATAATATCAGGATATTTGGCGATATTATTGCCGATTACAAGCTATTCTCGTTTGTCTCCAAATAAATACTTAACAATCGTAGCCGCTTTCTCCTTGCCTACGCCATCTATCTTGCACAACTCCTTAATTTTATTGTCATTGTCAATTAAACTCGTGATTAAATTGGGCATCGTGGGATATATCTTGGCAATATTCTTTGCTATTATATTTGAAATATGAGGAATCTGTGATAACTGCATAATATAGCAGGTATCCTCGTCTATATTATCTATTTTCTTTTTTTTAAGCTTAATATGGTCTGTATAACATAATGTTTCATTTTCATTGCTATGAACATAAATAAACTTTTTAGGATTTTCTATTATTTTAACTGCTATTGATAACAATAATGTGGCTGTTTCGCTAATTTTTTTTGTAAATAAAACCCTGATATTATCACGAAACATAGTATTTATATAAGCACCTTGAATAATTGATTTATTTGAATATATTTTAGAAGATATAACATCATCTTCTTCAATAATATATGATAATTGATATTTAGAATAACATGATAACATTCGCACCTTCTGTTCTCTATATCTTCCATC